TCCGGAAGTAGACGTAGCGTTCTCGTGTTCTACAAACTGTTCTTTTAGTGTTAATGTAGATCAAGTAGAGGTAACTTCCGTTACTTCGGCTTGGTTCCGAGAATATAGAAACGATATAGCTACTTGGAGTATTTCTTGCGACGGCTTAATTATCTTAAGTGGATTCTCTTATTTATTTATGCTTAATAAGCAATTAGCTAGAGAACCTATCGAAATTAATTTCGTAATAGACAACGGAGTAGACGGCTTAGTAATAATAAACGGGATTTGTAATATAACGAGTATAAATATAGGCGCTCCGGTAAGAGACGTCGCTACTTATAACGTTACGCTACAAGGTTCCGGCGCTTACGGTACTACGGGAACTAGTATTACTCCGGCGGGAATTATCATTCGCGGAGGATATGTTTACAATAAAGAATATACGGCGGCCGGTGGCGAGACTACTATCACTTGGGTAGATATGATCGGGAAGGACTGCGTTTATGTATCTAGAGGCGGTATAGATTGCCAAGCGATTATAATTAGCGGAACTCCGGTAGACGAGGAAGTTAAATGGAATAGTTTAACGGGAGTCCTTACATTTAGTAGGGCTTTAGATAGTGGGGAATTTGTTAGAGGTTTGTTTAATTAGATAAAAAAAGTAAAATGAGTAACCAAATAGTTATAACAAGCGGAGCCAAATTAAGAGACTTAGACGACGTTATTATAGGAACCGACGGGATATTATCCTCGGTAGCCTTTAACGTGGCTAACGGGGTTCCTAGGCTTGACGAGAACGGTAAGATTCTAGTAAGTCAGTTACCTAATTCGGTTATGGAATTTAAAGGAGTTTGGAACGCGGCTACTAATAGTCCTACTTTGGTTAACGGTACGGGTAACGCGGGGGACGTTTGGTTATGTAACGTTGCCGGAACTGTAAACTTCGGGGCCGGTCCGATAGCTTTTGCGGTGGGCGATTACGCAGTTTATACGGGGACCGTATGGGCTAGATCGTCGGGAGCAACGGGGACCGTTACTTCGGTAGGTGTATCTAGAGACGGAAACGCTTTAGCTATTACCGGATCTCCCGTAACTTCAAGCGGAACGATTAATTTAGGTTTTAGTGGCGATAATACACAGTACATAAATGGAGCGGGAAATTTGACTACATTTCCGACTTTGATTACTAGCATAGGTTTGACTATGCCGGCGGCTTTTAATGTCTCTAATAGCCCCCTAACGGCCAACGGAACGATAGGAGTAAGTGCGGCGGGATATGCTTCTCAATATATTAGAGGAGACGGCACTTTAGCCGACTTCCCTACTAGCGGAGGAGGCGGATCTTCGGTTTCTTACTATTTTAATGGAGGAACTAGCCAAGGTACAATAGGGGGTACTACTTATTACGAAATGAGTAAGACGGCCGATACGGGAACGGGAGTAGACTTTAATAAAACGGGAGACGGATTTATAGTAGCGTTTTTAACGGACGCAAACGATCCTAACTTATTACAAATACCGGCGGGGAATTGGGACTTTGAAATTTACGCTTCTATGAGTTCTAACGGAGGTACTCCGGAACTTTACGCGGAATTATATAAATACGACGGTACTACTTTTACTTTAATTGCTACTAGTTCGCACGAAATTTTATACGACGGAATTAATCTTAATTTATATTCTTTTGCTACGGCAGTTCCGCAGACTTCTTTAACGGTTACGGATAGATTAGCGATAAAACTTTACGCAGACAATAGCGGAGGTAAGACTACGACAATACATACGCAAGATTCTCATTTATGCCAAGTTATAACGACTTTTAGTACGGGACTAACGGCTTTAAACGGATTAACGGCCCAAGTACAATACTTTGGGACCGGAACGAGCGGAAGCGATTTTAATATCGTTTCTAGCGTTGCTACGCATACTTTTAATATTCCTTCGGCTTCGGCTACTGCTAGGGGTTTAATTACTACCGGAACGCAAACAATAGCGGGAGCAAAAACTATAACGGGGACTACTACTTTTACGGGAGGTCCTATTTTATCCGATACTAATTTAACCTATGCAAATTCGGGTTATACTTTAGTATTACAGTCTCCTACTTTATCAGTTAATAGAACGGTTACTTTACCAAACGGAACGGGAACTTTAGCTTTAATAAGTGATTTAAGCGGATACGTCGACTTAACAACTGATCAAACTATCGGAGGAAATAAAACTTTTAGTAACGCTACTAAAAATAACGGAGGTATCTTATTACAAAATGGATCTTCTTATTCTGCTACGGGATATATGAATTTAGGCGGAATGACTAACGGCCTAAGATTTACAAGCGGATTAGGTATTAGTAATTATTTTGCGTTACCGTCTGCGACGGGTTATACTTATACCTTCCCTTCCGCGACGGGGACAGTAGCTTTAACTAGCGACATATCTTATCCGGTTACTTCCGTATTTGGTAGGACCGGAGCGGTAGTAGCGACTAGCGGAGACTATACGACTACGCAAGTAACGGAAGGATTAACAAATTTATATTTTACGGACGCAAGGGCTAGAGCGGCGATTAGTCTTACGACTACGGGATCTACCGGAGCGGCAACTTATAATAATACTACGGGAATTTTAAATATACCTAATTACGCGGATCAATACGTCGGAACGGTAACGAGCGTAGCTATGTCAGTACCTACCGGCTTAACTGTATCGGGAAGTCCTATTACTACGAGCGGAACTTTAGCGGTTACTTTAACTGCGGGCTACTCTATACCTACTACGGCTAATCAATCTACTTGGACGACGGCTTATAATAGAAGTTTAACAAGTGCGGCGGTTACGGGTACTACGACTAAGACTCTTACTTTGAACCAACAAGACGGAGGAACTATTACGGCTTCTTGGACTGATATTAATACGGACGCGGTTACTTCGGTGTTTGGTAGAACGGGCGCAGTAGTGGCAACAGAGGGAGACTATACTTTAACTCAATTAGGAGACGTAACTATTACAAGTCCTACTACGGGCCAAGTATTAAAATATAACGGGACGGCGTGGATAAATGATACGGACGCAAATACGGGGACAGTTACTAGCGTTGCTATGACAGTTCCAACGGGTTTAAGTATTGCGGGTTCTCCTATTACAAGTTCGGGAACTTTGGCGGTTACTTTTGCGGCCGGATATTCTATTCCTACTAACGCTTCTCAAACTACTTGGGATACGGCTTATACTAATAGAATTACTAGTTTAACCGTTACCGGATCTAGCGGATCGGCTACTTTAATAAGTAACGTTTTAAATATTCCTACTTATACTTTAAGCGGATTAGGAGGTCAGCCTTTAGCTACTAATTTAACTTCTTTATCGGGGTTAACTTATGCTTCTATTTCCTTTGTTAAAATGACTGCTTCGGGGACTTTTGCTTTAGATACTAACACTTATTTAACTACAACTAGCGCGGCCTCTACTTATCTTCCTTTAGCGGGAGGAAGTTTAACCGGTCAATTAAATATTTCTTTTACAAATACAAATACAACTTTTGATAATAGTTCTTATTTAAGATTAGTAAATACCGGAACTTCTACATTAAATCAAAGAGTAGATTTAATAATGAGGTGGCAAGACGGTACTTATAATGGTACCGGAGGAATTTCAATGGTTAGAGAATCCGCTACGGGCCGAAGTGGTAAATTAATTTTACAACCTATTGCTTCGGACGGGAATAATACCTCGGCGTTAACATTATTAGGAACGGGAGAGTCTACATTCTACGCTATTGATAATACGGGAAATAGAACAAATCCATTTAATACAATAACAATAACTACCGATAATCCAAATAATCCTTATGAATTTTTTGGAGGATCTATATTATTTAATAATAGAAGTTATACGCACGGAATAGTAAGTTCATCAAGAATTAGAAGTACTATTTATGACGGAGGCGGAAGCGAGGGGGGAGGTTTAATATTTGAAACAACTCCTACGGCCGGCGGTACTTTAACTCCTACTTTAACTTTATCATATACCGGCGCGGCTACATTTTCTAAGAGTATAACTGCCGGAGGGAATATTGCTTCGGTTCCAAGTGGTTCAACAAATGCTTATTTAACTACTTCGGGAAGTACCGGTTCTTATAGTGGTATAGTTTCTTTACAAAGAGGCGGAACGGAAGACGGAGTTTTATATACTGCAAGTACAAATTATTCTCCGGTAACGGGAGTATCTGCGGCTGATATAGTTTTATATGCCGAAGGGGGAGGCCGAAGTTTACGATTTGCAACAAGTTCAACAAGTGTGGCATTAACAATATCTTCAACGGGAGCGTCAATTTTAAATGCAACTGATTCAACGGGAAATAGAACAAATCCTTTTAATGTATTAACAATTACGGCTAATAATCCAAATGGGCCTTATAATGATTTTGGAGGAAGTATATTATTTAGGAATCAAAGTTATTATAGTGGAGTTGTCGATAGTGCAAGAATAAGAAGTATTATTTATAATGGAGGAGGAGGAGAAGGAGGCGGATTTATATTTGAGACTACCCCTACTTCGGGAGGAACTTTAACTCCTACAATGACTATAAAATATACCGGAAATGTAGGTATCGGAACGAGTAGTCCAAGTGAAAAATTAACAGTTTACGGAGCTGTAATAAGATTAGAAGGGGCGTCCGGTGTTTCGCCTTTTGCAATAGCTAATAATAATAGTAGCGGATTTAGGATATACGATTATAATGCGGGATTAGATAGAATGGTTATTACAACGGGTGGAAGTATATTAATGGGAAATGCTAGCGATACGGGAGCTTTATTAAATTTAAACTATACAACAACGGGTAATGTCGCTTTAAACATTAATAGGACATCTTCTGCGGCCGGTTATTTCTATAATTTTGCAATAGGGGGAAGTCAAAAACAATATTCTTATTATAATGGTTCTTATGTAGAATTTGGAGTAGCGGGTACAGTTACCGCGACTGCATTTTATGAAAGTTCCGATAGTAGATTAAAAATACTTATTGAAGACAATTATCAAACAAAAGGAATAGGGGAAATAACTCCTAAACTTTATACTAAAAATGGTAAAGTAGAACTAGGTTATTACGCGCAAGATTTTATAGGAGTTTTAGATAATGCTATTTTAAAAGGTAGCGACGATATGTTAAGCCTATCTTATAGGGAAGTTCATACTGCTAAAATCTACGCTTTAGAACAAAGAATTAAAGAACTAGAATTTAAACTTAACTAATATGTCTACAACTTGGGCGGGAACTGCGGCTAATCAAGGCATAACGCGAACCGCAATGAATGACTTTTGGAATACAAGTACGCAAGGAAATTATCCTTGGTGCGACGGGTGTACTTTGCCGGCTAACTCACTTCAATTAATTACAAAGGCTTATTTTTTAGCTAACTATTATTATGCGGGAGCGGGGAATTATTTAATAAATACTTCTAAGTCAAGTTCTCAAGTTTTAGTTAAAAGTGATATAGGAGTATTGATTAATATATATACTTATATTTTAAGTTGCTACGCTACTACTTTTATAGCAACGATATACTTAAACTCTACTTTTACTTTAGCTTATACAAATGCGGCACAAACGACTTTATATAACGGGGCGGGAGTTAGAGTAGCTACATACGATTTGCTACCTTCGGGATCAAATTTAACTAATTTTGTAATTAGTTCAGTAGGAGTAGTTAGCGGAATTACTTATGATTATTGTTAAAGATATATTAGAATCGTGGTTTAAAATGTTAAACCCAACTAAGGAGCAAAAGCAAACGGCTATTGAAAGGTTTGAAATATGCAAAAAGTGCGAGCATAATATAGAATTAAAATGTAGTAAATGTGGGTGTCCTTTAAAGGCGAAGATATTTTCGCAAAAAGGTTGCCCTTTAAATAAATGGTAAAATGAAACAAATCGAACCTATCAATTCTTGGATAAACGGACAATCCGTACAAGCAACTATTTTAAATTCTTATGCTTCAAATGTAAATTTGGGAATAAATGCTACTTTTTACTATGCGCTTTTAGACGTTAATATGGGTATAGTAGCACAAGCATATTTAATAATGACCGGAGAGGCTTACCAACAATGGACCGCAGATTCTTACGCTTGGGATTGGGTAGCGGAGCAACTTAATTTAACTATAATAGGGGACTATATTCCTCCGGTTATAGAAGTTCCCCAAATAATCGAAGAGCAAACAAATACTATTTAGTTATATATTTGTAAAAATAATTAACTTATGAAGTACGAAAAAATCGGTCTAGTAATTAGCCAAATTAACGCCGTAATCGGTAAGCAAGAAACTAAGGTCCAAAAGAAACTATTTAAGTTTGGCGAAAAGCTAAAAACTTACCAAGAAACTTACGTAAACAAAGTAGAGGAACTTAGGTTAGATAACGCGGCTACCGACGATAAGGGGGTTTTAACAGTAAACGAAAAGGGAGAATATAGATTCTCTAAAGAAGGCCTTAAGAAATTAAGAGAAGACATTAAGAAACTTAACGAAAGTGAGTTCGACTTTACTCCTATTGAGGTCTTAAATCCTAAAGGATTAGAGGAGTTTCACTTCCTAAGAGATTGGGTAACCGGTGTAACCTTTGACGAAGAGGAAATAGAAGAGGAGTTATAAAATGAAAAATTTGCTCATAGTGATTTTAGTTTTATTGATAGGGTGGCTATTTTTTAGCCGCCCTACTGATTTAACGACAACTAGAACCGAAGTAGACACTCTTTACAAATACGATACTTTTAAGATAACTAAGAAAGGGAAGGACATACCTTATAAAGTTTTAGATACTACCTTCCTAGTAGACGAGGTTCACGATACGACCTTTATCCTTAAGGATTACGCCGAAGTAAAGGCCTATTCCGATACAATATTTAAGGACTCAAATAGATTCGTTATTAACGATACAATTTCCCGCAATAAAATCATATCTAGGGGCTTCGAAGCCTTCCTAGCCGAGAAAACTGTAATTAGAAATAATTATATCTTTACAAAGGAGAAAGGGACGCTTTATATAGGCGGACTTACTTCCTACGATAGAAGAGACGGGAAACTAGGTCTAGGATTGGGGTTAAATTATAAAACGCCGAAAAAAGACATATTTTCTTTAGGGTACTCGACTAACGTAGTAACGATAGGGTACTTTAAAAAAATTATGTAGAAAATGGCAGACAAGAAAATTAATGTTTCGGCTAATCCCCTCCCAATAAACTTTAAGGAATTTAGTAAAAATCCGGTAGTAGCTACGCTATTTATTACGCTATGCGGTATCGGATATTTATACTTAGACGTTAAAACTACGTTTAGGGATCAAGCTATTACGCAAATGGTTAAAGTAGAAAGGCTAGAACAAAGAGTAGACGCTATTAGCGACGCTCTTAGACGTTGCGACTCTTCCCTAGCTACTTCAAATACTAAGTTATCTACCCTAGAGCAATTAGGTAAAATTCAGCATATAAAATAAAAGATATGAAGTATTTACTGTTTATATTTTTGTTGGGTTGTAACGTAAAGGCCCAAAATAGAGTAGAAGATCCAAAAGAAAAGGAGTATAGGGCTTTAATGAGTAATTTTAATAATACTCTACAAGTCAGCGCAGACGTGCAAGATAAAGCTAGTAGTAAACAAACCGAATTAGTAGATCAAGCGGTAGAAACTATTACAAGCCTAAAAAATGAAGTTAGTAATCTTAAAACCGAATTAAATGAAGTTAAGGCTAAACTTGATAGCGTTACTACTGATAGCGGGCGAAATTTCGTCCTATTGCCAATATCCAATAAGTAAGGTAATAGGTAAAGATACGGTCGTAATAATGACAGTTAAGCAAGCTAACGAAATAAACATTTTATTTAAGTCTTACGGTAATACGATAGATTTATTAAAGGATTCTTTAACAATTAAAAATATAAAAAATGATAGTCTTAATAAAACAATATATACTAAACGCGATACGATCCATTATTGGAAAGGAAAATATGAAGCAAGTAGAGAACTTTATCGCGCCCCCAAAAGCCGAGACTACGACAAAAAAGAAGCCCTCGACTTCGCGCAAAAAGTAATTTTAATAGTTATAATATTTATACAGTTTCAAAGTTTAAAATAGTAGAAATGATAAAGAATTTTATTTGGCATTTATTAAGCGATAAGTCTCCATTAAACGGGGCCGTAGCCATTGGATTAGGGGCTTTTATAATGATGTGCGTATTTGCAATATCGGATATAGGAACCGGACTATTTAAAAGGGATTTAGTAGTAAGCAATACAATTTACCACAGTTTCGTAGCTATTGTATTCGCGGCGTTCTTTAAGTCTCTTTATGAGAATGTAAAAGGCAATAAAAACCTAACTAATGACTAAGAGGGAACGAACCTTATTAATACTATTCTTTTTAGTATGGGCTATTAGTATAGGATATTCATTTTATAAAATATAATATATGAAGTTAAGCGAACACTTAGAACTAGCGGAGTTAATCCGTAGCGAGTCAGCAAAAAGACAAGGGATTAGCAATATGCCAACTCCCGAACATATCGAGAACTTTAAGCTATTAGCCGAAAAGGTGTTCGAGCCTATTCGCGTTAACTTTCGTTGCCCGATCCATATTTCGAGCGGTTATAGATCCAAGGAGTTAAATAAATGTATCGGAGGTTCCGCAACTTCTCAGCATTGCACCGGCGAAGCCATTGATATAGATATGGACGGAAGCCTTCAAGGAATTACTAATAAAATGGTTTTCGATTACATAAAAGAAAGCCTAGAGTTTGATCAGTTAATAAATGAGTTTAATTATTCTTGGGTTCACGTTTCTTATAGTGCAAAAGGAGTAAATAGAAAACAAGTTTTAGACGCAATAAAAGTAAATGGAGTAACTAAATATAATCCTCACAAATAATGGAAATTTGGAAACAAATAGAATACTATAAAGGACTTTATGAGGTTAGTAATTTTGGCCGCATAAAATCGTTATCACATATTAATAACGTAGGTAAATTAAGGCCGGAATGTATTTTAAAAAATAGATTGACGGATAGGGGTTATCAATCAGTAG